AAGACGTCCCGCCGGGCAAGTTAATGGAGTTGCACCACTTACCTTTGTTAATTTCACAACATGCTTAAAATCAACAGTTTCATTCGTGGCCTTATATATATAACCATTAAACGGGGCCAAAGAATAAAATGACTTCTGCTTCATTTGAGCCACACCGCCATTCGCTGAGAGGCGGAAAGAGTCAGACATATTATACTTATTCCCAATATTATTTTTCGGGGTGAAGAAGCCCATACAATCTCTCGGCCACGGTCTTCCCCAGACGCCTCTTTGCAGGATTCTGTGGGTCACCCACATTTGCCAAGTCTGCGGCCGTAGCCTTCATAAGAGAGTCCAAAGATGGGTATGCGTTAACGATATTTCTTGCCATCGCTTCGCTTATACCGCGACATTGTGTCATAGTGCCGAGCAAGAAAGTCTCAGGTGTATCGCGACACGCACTCTTGATATACGAGGCCGCATTGGCTGTAGCAGACGGAACAGACCCGCCATCAAAGCAGGCGAACTTACCCCCGTCTTTGACCCACTGCTCTTCAATAAGTTCTGCGATTCGCACGGTTTCTTTGGCACACGCGGTCTGTATGACTGGAATTCGATGGTGGAATTGTAGGCGACTAATGTGTTTGAGTAGGGCCGATTCTGTCAAGCGTGCATCGAGGCGATCCAAGATCCCCTCGATGACGTAGCCGATGCCGACCTTGTGTTGGCTCGAATATGCGAGAAGCCTGGCTCGTTGCTCTCTGTAGCGACCGTCCATGATGCTGGCTTCTAGGTCAGCACCGGTCTTTCGTTCTAATATGACTCCTCCGGCCATAAGGTTACCCCCGGAGAGGTCTCCGATCCAGATGTCCCCGACGGGTGGTGCGAAGTTTTTGATAGTGGGAGCCAACTTGAATAGGGCCTTTTCTCTGTAGTCAAACCATATGGGCATTGATATATATTGTCTGTAGAGGGCATGTTTAGGCCAAGGTTTAGGCCAAGGTTTAGGCCAAGGTTTAGGCCAAGGTTTCTGATAGTATAATAGGATGAAAGAGGCATGGAGCCTCAGGATATACAGAGACTACTAGCGAATATAGATACATTAGTAAGTCTTCGAGATAGTTATAGTATACACGTGTCGCTTGCCCTTGACCCAATAAATAAGTTTAAAATTGGAATTGAGGCGCTTGGTAATGCTAAGACTCAAGGTCGTTAACAAATACTTTTTTACTCTCTAATATTTAATTTGATTGCATACCAATCAAATTAAGTATTCGTCATTATCGTAGAGTGCTTGCATTCGATTGCCTAGGCAGACTGCCTAACCCAATCGCTAGTAGGATTGGTCGGTGCGAACATCCGCTCGAGGCCCGGTGTCCATCGCATGTAGTCAGTGCGATTGGAGCGAGTTGCGGTAGTAGGCTCATAGAAGGGGTCCAAGCCAGCAGCCGTTTGCGTCGCAACGGGTGGTACGTGTATCACACCCTCTCCTGCGGCCATATTCGACGTATTTGATACAGGGGCGTCGGGCAGTTCATCCTCATACTGCACCTTCCCGCCGATCTGTCGTGTGCTGACCACCTCGAATACATTGCCCTCCTTTCTTATAACCGTAGGTTCCAGACCCTTCGCCTTGTATATTTTCTGCATGAGGCTCTCTGCGTCATCCAAGTCGTATGTCCCGAGTTCATTCGCCTTCTTAGGTGTATAGGTGCTGAGAATTTCCCTCTCGCGCCGCTCCATTTCGAGCGTGTCGGGGGGCTTCAGATTTCCATCCCCCATTGCCCTATACGGCTCCTCCAGGTTTTTAGCAGAAGCCTTCGACGTAAAGCCGTCAATATACTTGGCCTGTTCCGACTGGAACTTGCTGGCATTGGGTGGATAATTCACCCAGTCGAGAGGAAATCGCCGAGTCATTTGGTTTATTTGCTGCTTCTTCAGTTCGCGATCCCCCTCATTGTCAAATACGGCCTCCAATTCGTATTGGTCCAGATTTTGTATGGGGGTTGTCGTATAAGGGAACATAGACTGTTTCGATGTGTCCAAGACCACATTGTCCTTGAAGCCCTGTATTTCTAAGAGGTCCGTGCCATTGGATTTTGATACGCTGTAGACGACAAATCCTACAATAAGAGCGGTGGCGATGTATACTAGAAACCTCCACTCCATACTACAATTATGCCATAAATATTGTGGGAGATAAATAGATGGTGGCGAAGAAGACCCGTAGCGCGAAGATTTTCAAACGGACAACTCGCAGATCTAGAACTAGAAATCTGGATGTCCGGACAGAGGGTCAGGCAAAAATGTTCGACAACATGGTTGTCGAGGGCCCAATGACTCTCGTATTCGCCAGACTGGAGGGCTGCGGGCCCTGCGAGCGATTCAAGGAGCAGGTGTGGAATCCTCTGAGCAAACTCAAGAACCGCTCTATGAACATGGTTTCTATCGAGAGCAATATGATTGACAAGTCAGGACTAAATGTGAGGCCTACGATGTATCCGACCCTGATGCTTGTAGATAAGAACAAGAAGGCAAATACCTTGCCGAGGGCAAATACACTTGAGGAAGACAAGGCTGTCTTGATGGATTTACTGACTATGAAGCCAAATACGGGCGTTGGGCCGAAGTTGGTCAACACCGTTGGCACACCGACACCCGTGGCGTCTATGACATCTATGGCGCCTTTGGCACCTGTGGCACCTAACACCGTGGTGCGCAACAGTCCTCCGCGTGCTGCCGAGTATGGAAACTCACCTTTCAAGGAAGAGGTTGAGACAACTCCTAAAGAGAAAAATTTAGATAAAAAGAGTCTAATGAACACTCTGATGAGTGTAAGCCCACTAACAACCACCAAAGTCGCTAATAAAAGAGGCACACCACCTAACCCCGCGTCCGATCTGACCCCGTCTCCCCAAGATAGGCTGATGCAGACGGCCAATCCTGAGTCCGCGACCCCGACCCAGGCAACACTCATGAAATCCCAATCAGGCGGTGCCATGCTCCGAGCAATCAAGGAGGCCACGCAATCCCTTCGCTCAATGATGAGCATGCGACCCAAGGGCAGAAAGATTCGCTCTCGAAGCAAGCGCAGATAGAACCCGCAATAAAAACCGGCACTAAAAATTGCTCGTTATTTTCCATGTATTCGTCTAATACCCACACATGCCACCCGTTGTATTTCATATCTTAGACGCGCTCTCGCGTGACCAGATCAGCACGATCAAGCGAGAGACCGAGGATGAGCAGGAAATCGAACTGGAATTCGAAGAGGATGGTGACTCGTATGGCGATAGCGAAACCTACGCAAATAAGAAGCAGCAGCGCTCCCTGGTCATCCATCTGTTCGGTATGACGGCCGAGGGAGAGTCGATCCGCTGCGACGTCGAGGGTTTCCGGCCCTATCTCTACGTGAAAATCGATCCCAAGACCAACCTTTTGGTGCTGAATGACATGCTAAAGACTACCGGGAAGCCACTGCCACCCTCGCTGCAGATGGAGAAGGTAAAGCGCCGGGAGTTATACGGCTTCATGGCCGACGAGGAGTCGACGTTCGCAAAGATATCCGTCGACAGCCTCAAAGACTTCCGGACACTCAAGAACCTACTGTTGAATGACTACCAGGAACCGATCTTCCGGACAAGCAAGACCTCGGCTCCGCTGCCCGTTTATGAGTCCGGCCTGGACCCTCTGCTCCGCTTCTTCCACTTGCGCGACATTGCCCCATGCGGCTGGGTGTCCGTCGATGCATCAGAGGACGGCAACGACGAGAACACGGATATTCGTGTTCTCACGTGTTCATGGGCCAATATTGGCCCGGAGAGGAGTCCGCCGAAGCCATCGGCGCCGTTTAAGACACTATTCTGGGATATTGAGTGCTACAGTGCCTCAGGAGAGTTCCCGGTAGCGAAGCCGTCAAAGACCTCCATGGGCGACCCAATCATTCAAATCGGCTGTGTTCTCAAGGAGTCGGATGGAACAATCCACCGGACTATATTTGTCCTCGGCTCTTGTTCGACGGAGGGTGTCGGAGCCACTGTAAAGACGTATAAGACGGAGGCGACGATGCTGGCCGGATGGTTTCAGTGGCTGATCAACGTGAACCCGGATGTCTGGGTCGGCTACAACATCTTCGGCTTTGATGAGCGCTATGTCTGGGATCGGGCCAAGGCTCTCGGGATCCTCGATTCCGGTGCTTCCGGCGACATGTTTCAGCAATTGAGCCGGCTCTATGGGCACGGGGGCAAGGTGACTCTCCAGGAGAAGCGCCTAGCCTCGTCGGCGCTGGGAGACAACTTCCTCCACACACTCTCACTGCAGGGGCGTCTACAGATTGACCTGTATCACGTGGTGAAACGCGGATACCAGTTGCCCTCGTATAAGTTGGATGAGGTGACCAAATACTTCATGTCCGGTAAACTGAAGAAGGTTTCTCTGGAGGCGGATGGTTCCTGGAAAATCCAGACGAGTGGAACTGGGAATGCGAAGGTGGGACGCGCCATTGTTCTCTTGGATGAGACGGGGGATGAACTCACAGAGAAACTCCCGATCGTGGAAGTGGCCGCCGGATATTTGAGAGTCCAGCCATCGGAGGCAGATGCCGAGTTGGACACGGACCTGGCGATCAAGTGGGTGATTGTGAAGGACGACGTCAGTCCGGCCGACATCTTCCGGCTCCACCGCGGCTCGAAGGAGGACCGGGCGACGATTGCGGCTTATTGTATTCAGGATTGCGACCTGACGATGGAACTGTATAACAAGTTGGAGACATTCAATAATGCGATGTCGATGGCGAATGTTTGCTCTGTGCCAGTGACAATGATCTTCACGAGAGGCCAGGGGGTCAAGATCGAGTCGCTGATCTTCAAGTTCTGCAACACGGCGAACTTGACGATTGTGACCCAGACATCGCCGCCGTTCAATGCGGAGCCGGGAGCAGTCCGATATGGGCCGGACGGGGAAGAGATGGTCGCGGAGGCCCAGGACTCGTATGAGGGCGCTATCGTCTTAGACCCGACGCCGGGGTTCTACACGCGCTCACCGATTGGAGTCTGTGACTTTGCCTCGCTGTATCCGTCGACGATCGAGTCAGAAAATATCAGTTACGACTCCCTCTTGTGGGCAAAAGACTACGACTTGGTCGGCAAGGAGATCAAGACGGCGTGGACCTATGACGAGAAGCAGATTTCGAGATTTCAGAAGGCCGGAGAGGCGATGGGTTGCCGGTGGGTCGACATCTCCTTCGATATCTGGAAGCCTGATCCGAATGACACTCGGAAGCAGCCGAAGAAGATCAAGACAGGTATCCGGGTTTGCCGCTATGCGCAGTATCCGGGCTCTAGGAAGGCGGCGTTGCCCAGGATTGTGCAGGGCCTCTTGGCGGCGAGGGCGGCGAAAAGGGCGGAAATCAAGAAGGAGACTGACCCGTTCCGGAAGGCCTTGTTGGATGCCGAGCAGTTGGCGTATAAGTTGACGGCGAACTCCCTCTATGGGCAACTGGGATCGGGAGTCTTCAAGGTGCGCCTCCAGCACTTGGCCGCGTCCGTGACGGCATATGGGCGGAAGCAGATCATGTTCGCGAAGGCGGCCATCGAGCACTTTTACGGGCCTGCGGCGAAGGACCCCCGGTGCTCGGCTAATGTGGTCTACGGCGACACGGATTCGCTCTTTGTTGAGATCAACCCTAGGAACCCGGAGACGGGTCAGCGCCTGGAGGGCCGGGAGGCGATTCAGGCCACCATCGATATCACAACGGAGGCCGGTCATCTTATTACTCAGGCTCTCAAGCGGCCACATGACTTCGAGTTTGATAAGGCGTTCTATCCGTTTGTGATCTTCAGCAAGAAGCGGTATGTGGGTAACATGTATGAGGAGAACGCCGACGAATATGTGCAGAAGTCGATGGGTATTGCGACGAAGCGTCGCGACTATGCGTCCATTGTCAAGACCATTTTCGGAGGGGCGATCAAGATTCTGCTGACGAATCGCGACGTGCCAGCGGCGGCTGCTTTCGTAAAGAAGTGGGTGGCTGACCTGATGGACAACAAGGTGAGTCTGAACCAACTTCTATTGACCAAGAGCCTCCGGTCGGAGTATAAGACGCCGACACCGCCGGCACACAAGGTGTTGGCGGACAGGATTGCCGCGAGAGACCCCGGGAATGCTCCGGCCTCGGGGGATCGTATGTCGTTCGTCTATTTCAAGGTGCCAGCGACGTTTCGGGGGACGCAGGGAGATCGTATTGAGACACCGGCGTTTATGAAGGCGAATGGGCTGAAGCCTGATCCGGAGTTCTATATTGACCACCAACTCAAGAACCCAGTGGGGCAACTCTTCAGTATCTTGGTGGACCAGTTGCCGAATGCGCGGCCGCCACCTCAGGGATGGTCGTCGGATCCGGATATGCAGAAGGCGGAGAGGGAATTATATGCCCAGGATTATTTGTTCAAGGCTGCACTGATGAAGAAGACGGGGACACTTACGGCGATGTGGAATATCCCGCAGGATATGGACAAGGCGCCGCTTGCCCAGAGTATGGCTACTCGACGCTCCAGCCGCTTGGCTGCTTCCGTAGGGCCAAAGCAGTCGCGAATGGACACATTCTTCGAGGACCGGATTCTGGCGGACCAACTTAAGAAGGGGCGAAAGAAGACTAATAAATAGAGGCCATGACGACGGCACATTATGTAGAGATAAGGGTAGTATCAAAAGAGTTGGGGTCAGATATAATTCGCGCATGGGAGAAAGAGGATGGGTATCGTCGATTGGACGGAGTTGCATGGGAGATGAACAGGAAGGCAAGAGCGTATCCGTATATTGCATCTTCAGAAGGGAAGGAGGGCTCTATGAGAGTGAGAGTCACGGTGCCGGTAGAGGGGCCATTAAACATCGTCTATCTAGACGGGCGCTCGGACTCTGGGTTGCCGCATACGAGGGGTCTGAAGGGTATTGCACTTCCGGTCTTTTTATTGTGGGACCCTCGACCGGACACGATTCAGCATGAGATTGTGCATTTATCTCAGAAGCAGTTCAAGGAGAGATGGTGGGCCTTTTATAGGCGGGAATGGGGATTCAAAGAGGCGGCAAGTGAGGAATTCATGAGCATACCGGAGAGATGGCGGAGGAGACGCCGCATGAATCCAGATACGATGGGGAACCCGTATACGGTCTGGAAGGGGCGATATATGCCAATGTCAGTGTATCTCAGTGAGACGGAACCTGACTTGAAGAAGTGCAAGAGGGGCTTTTGGGATTTGCAGATGAATCAGTGGACGTGGGAGGCACCCCCCGGTTGGACGGAGATGTTTGGAAGTGGATTCAACGATGAACACCCGAATGAAATCGCGGCTCACTGGATTGACGGGTCGGCAGGCGTCGAAAAGAGTCGTATTTTTGTGTAGGGATTATATAGAAAGGGTCGATGAACGGGTCATCATTACCACCATCACCATTACCACTATTACCACCATCACCATCACCATCACCATCACCAGCAGCAGAAAATAATACGGTTGGTAATAATCCCAATAGTTTGTTACAAGAAGGTATGGGTGGAGGAACTGCCAGTATTGTGCCATCTGCTGATGCTGCGACGGCGCCGGCGGCGACGGCGGTAGAAGCGCAGGCGGCGGCGACGGATAAGCAAAGGGGGGAGACGGTAGAAGCGCAGGCGGCGGCGGCGGCGGCGGGTGGCGGCGGCGGCGGCGAAGGAGGAGGGGGGGCGCCGGCGGCGGAAGCG